ATTCTGGGGCCAGTTCACCCCGCAGCCCCGATTTTTTCCCTCTCACAGTGGCGGGCGGTAGCTGACCGTGGCGCTCGCCGCCGGGCCCAAGTCTCGGAGCCTCCGTCCGCCCCCGCCGGCGGTGCACGGTACGGCGGCATGGCTCGAGCTCGTGACTGGCGAGGAACTCTACGGCTGGCAACGCCGGGAGGTCGAGGTCCTCACCCCGGAGGTCCGGCCCCGGGTGGCCTACATCCAGGTCGGCCGCAAGAACGGCAAGACCCGCCTGGCCGCCCTCGTCGCCCTGGCCGAGGCATGTCTGAAGGACCGCCGCCATGTGTACGCCGTGTCCGACTCGGAGCGGAACCTGAACACGACGTTCACCAGGGAGCTGCGGGACATCATCGGCGGGTCGGAGTACCTACGGGACTCGGTCCATGTGTTCAAGTCGCATTTCGAGGTTCCGGAGACCGGGTCGTTCATCGAGATGCGCCCGAACAAGTTCGCCGCTTCGCAGGGGATCAATCCGCACGTGGTGATCTTCGACGAGCTCCATTTGCAGAAGAACCCGGACACGTGGTCGGGGATGCAGATGGCCGGCGCCGCCCGCCCGGACGCCCTGTTGCTGGGGATCACGACACCGGGGTATGACCTGACTTCCCTGGCGCATTCGCTGTACCAGCGGGTCCGGGTGGGAAACCCGGGTCTGTATGGCCGGATCTTCGAGGCCGACCCGGCGGCCGACATCGATGATCCGGGGGCGTGGCGCCAGGCCAACCCTTGTTTCGACCGGCCGGGCTTCGCTGATGCCCTCCGTTTCGACCGGGACAACCTCCCCGAGCATGAGTTCCGCCGGTTCCGCCTCGGCCAGTGGACGGCGTCGTCGGAGGCGTGGCTCCCGTATGGGGCGTGGGCTTCCTGTGCGGCCCCGGACCTGGGCCCGCCGGCGCCGGGCGCCCGGGTGTGGCTCGGGTTCGACGGGTCGACGTCGGGCGACTCGACGGCTCTGGTGGGCGCCACCCGGGACGGCCACGTGTTCGTGGCAGGCTGCTGGGAGAACCCGGGACGGCCGGACTGGCGGGTCCCCCGCCGGGAGGTCCACGACGCCGTCGAGGACGCCTTCGCCACCTGGGACGTGGTCGAGCTCCTGTGCGACCCGCCGTACTGGAGGTCGGAGATCGCCGACTGGGCGGCCCGCTGGCCGGACCGGGTCGTCGAGTTCCCCACCCACATCCGGACCCGCATGGCCGCCGCCTGCACGACGTTCTACGCCGGGGTGATGGAGCGGGCCCTGTCGCACAACGGGGATCCCCGGCTGGCCCGGCACGTGTCGAATGCGATCGTCAAGAACACCCCGTTCGGGGACTACATCACGAAACCCGACGAGCGTTCCCCGGCGAAGATCGACCTCGCCCTGGCCGCCGTCGTGGCCTATTCGGCCGCCGCCGTGAACCGGGCCCCGGAACGGCGGCCGGTGTTCGTGGTCTGACCTGCTAGCTGGAGTGCTTGCAATAGTTAGCGCCCCGCTTTAGGGTTCACTCGTAGTGGCAGGATTCTGGCGCCGAGTGCTCCTCGGTCCCGACTGGGATGGTGCGGAGCTCCGGGCGGCAAGCGGGCCGTCGTTTTCCATCGGCGACCCCGCCCTGGCCGAGTTCTTCGGCATGCAGGGCTCGACCCTGGCCGGCGTGTCGGTCAACGAGTCGACCGTGGTCGGTCTCACCGCCGTCTACCGGGCCGTCGCCATCATCGCCGGGACGATCGCCGGTCTCCCGTTGCGGTCGTACCGCACCGACCGGGACGGCGCCCGGGTCCGGGTCGACACGTTCCTCGACAACCCGGCCGGGCCCGGCGGCCCGTACACCCAGTTCGAGTGGCTCGAGCTGGTTATGGTCCACCTCCTCCTCCACGGCAACGCCTACCTGGCCCACGTCTACAACGGCGCCGGCGCAATCGTCGGCCTGACCCCGCTGCTCCCGTCGGCCGTGACCGTGAAGGCGATCCAGAACGAGGAGCAGCTCGCCAACTACGGCGGGCCCGACGGCGCCTACCGGAAATGGTTCGAGGTGTCCTTGGCCGACGGGTCACGGCGGGATCTGACCTGCGCCGAGCTCACCCACATCCCGGCTCTCGGTGTCGACGGCATCCGGGGCCTCTCCCCGATAGAGGCCCACCGGCAGGCCCTCGGCACCGGGATCGCCGGTGACCGGGCCGCCGCCCGCCTGTTCGGTTCCGGTCTGCTGCTCGGCGGCCTGGTCTCAGGGGACGACGGCCTGTCGAAGGACGACGCCGAGGAGGCGGTGGCGGCCCTCAAAGCGAAGATGGCCGGCGCCGACCATGCCGGGGACATCGCTTTCATCAACGCCCAGCTGAAGTTCACGCCGTGGACGATCCCGCCGGTCGACGCCCAGTTCATCGAGTCCCGGGTCCACCAGGTCGAGGAGGTCGCCCGCATCTTCGGTGTCCCGCCCCACCTCCTCGGCCAGACCGAGAAGCAGACCTCGTGGGGTACCGGCGTCGCCGAGCAGAACCGGGGCCTGGCTCGATACACGCTCATGTCGTGGACGACGAGGATCGAGCAGCGGCTCTCGGCCCTGCTGTCCCGGCCGACGATGTGCGAGTTCGATTACGCCGGGCTGCTCCAGCCCGCCCCTGAGGTCGAGATCCCGCTGCTGCTCTCCCAGGTCGACGGCGGGCTCCTGACGCTGGATGAGGCCCGGCGGATCCGCAACCTGCCTCCGCTCCCCGCCGGTTCCACCCATGACCCTGGTGGCACGGCTGGTTCCACATCGCCAGAGCCGGCGCCGGCGGGAGCGGGGGCGTGAACCGCCTCTGCGTCGAGCTCCGGGCGGCCGAGGTGACCGGGAACACGCTGGCGGGCCACGCCGCCGTGTTCGGCCAGGTCGCCCCGATCCGGGGTGGCTACGAACAGGTCGCCCCGACGGCGTTCGACGAGGTCCTCGGCCGGGATGACGACGTGGTGGCCCTGCGGGATCACAACCCGTCGATGCTCCTCGGCCGCCGGTCGGCGGGGACCCTGCGTCTGTCGACCGACCGTGACGGCCTGGTGTTCGAGACCGACCTGCCCGACACGAGCTATGCCCGGGACCTGCGGGAGCTCGTGGCCCGGGGTGATCTGCGGGGCGCCTCGTTCGGTTTCCTCCCCGGCAAGGACGAGCTCGGCCACGCCCCGGACGGCAAGCAGCTCCGCACCCATACCTCGATCGACCGGCTGCTTGACGTGTCGGTCGTGACCCTGCCCGCCTACGACGGCACCGATGTCACCCTGCGCCACGTGACGTTCGGGCCGCCGGTCCTCGACAACCGAACCCGCCTCATCCTGGCCCGGCACCGGGCCCGATACGCCCGGAGGTAGCACCCATGACCGCTGTTGAGACTCGGGCCATGAGCATTGAGGAGATCCAGGCCGCCCTGGAGGCGATCGTCGCCGGCATCCGGGACGACTCGGGCAACGAGCTCCGGCCCCTGACCGACGAGGAAGCCAACCGGTACGAGGAGCTCGAAGGGGCCCTGGAGATGGCCCGGCGCCAGCAGGGGATCCTCGAGCGGCACCAGGGGTACAGCCGGGTGGTCCGCAACGACCTCCACGTCCACGTGGCCGGTACGGACCCGCCCGAGGAGCGGGCCTTCGAGCGTTACCTCCGCACCGGCAACCCCCAGCCCGAGTTGGCCGAGTACCGGGCCCAGTCCGAAGGGACCAACTCGGCCGGTGGCTACCTGGTGCCCCAGGGGTTCCGGGCGAAGCTGATCGAGCGCATGAAAGCGTTCGGCGGGATCGCCTCGGCCGCCGAGGAGATCACCACGTCCGAGGGGAACCTCCTGCCGTACCCGACGGTGGACGACACCGCCAACGTCGGCGAGATCGTCGCCGAGGGTGGCACGTTCGCCGCCGGCGCCGACCTCGTGTTCGCCCAGCGGACCCTGTCGGCCTACAAGTACATGGCCGGTGGCGCCGGGAACCTGCCGCTCAAGGTCAGCTGGGAACTGTTGCAGGACTCGGCCTTCGACGTGGCCTCGTTCATCGCCCGCAAGCTCGGCGAGCGGATCGCCCGCCTCCAGGCCGTCCACTGGGCGACGGGGACCGGCACCGGCCAGCCGCAGGGCATCACGGTCCCGATCACCACGTCCGGGACGATCGGCACGCTGGCCCTCTCCGACCTGGTCGCCACCGTCCTGTTCCTCGACCCGGCCTACCGGGCCGGCGCCTCGTGGCTCATGAACGACGCCACCTACGGGACGATCATGGGCCTCAACGACTCGACCGGCCGCCCGCTGCTCACCGGCGTCAACGACGGCATCGCCGAGGACGTGACCCGCCCGAGGCTCCTCGGCTACCCGGTCATCATCGACCAGGCCATGCCGTCCAAGGCCACCGGCGCCAAGTACATCGCCTTCGGGAACATCAACGAGGCGTACGTGATCCGCCGGGTCAAGGACGTGACGCTGGTCACCCTCAACGAGCTCTACGCCGCCAACGGCCAGACCGGCTTCATGGCCTGGGCCCGGGCCGACGGCGCCGTCCAGAACCCCAACGCCATCGTCGTCCGCACCGGCGCATAAGGAGCCCTCATGGCAGAACGGAAGAAGACCGACGAGCAGACCGAGGAGGCGGCCTCACCGCTGCTGGAGTCGATCGATCCTCGCCAGGCCGCCGCCAACAACCTGACGTCGACCCCGGACGAGACCGACTCGAGGGGCGGGGACCTGCCCGACCCGAAAGACAACCCGGCCGCACCCAACGACGTCAGCAACGTTGTGGACCCGTCGGATCCGATGACCCTGACCGGTCACGACGCCCAGCCGGGAGAGAACGGCCAGTAATGAGCCTGATCCTGCGGTGCGACTCCCCCGGATGCACGAACAAGGCCGTGCTCTGGGGGACGTTGCCCGCCGGGTGGACCCAGACCCATAACCGCTACGGCGACGTCGTCCACGCCTGCGCCACTGCCGGCCACGTCGCCGCCGCCCAGGCCACCACCAGCCGGGTCGCCCTGGCGACGGTCGTCTGATGGCCTACGCCACCCTCAACGAGCTCAAGGCGTTCGTGTCGATCCCCACGGCCGACACCCAGGACGACACCGCCCTCCAGCTCGCCCTCGACCTGGCCGGTGGCGGCGTCGAGGGCGAGCTGGA